TTGGAGGTTGGTTTTAATGCTGGTGCAACTACGGTTGGGACTGCCTCATCTGGAACAACTAAATTGTATCGAACCAGCGTAACTGCTGCCACAATGAATGGTAATTGTACCGAGGCACTCAGGGTAATGGTTAATGGTAATATCAGATGGATTCCATTAGCCACTTCACCAGATTAACGAATAGGCTTCGCTGGTTGAGCCTTAATCAGCCAGCATAGTGAGGTGGATATGGATAAACTTAAACTAAAAGTAGATAAAGACGAAGTTACCATAGAAGAGGGTGAGGATTCCTTTTTGGGCAAACTTATCGCTGGCACACGGGGTAAAATCAAGGTAAAAACACCTTTTGGTGAGAGGGAAATCAAGAAGGTTAAGAAAGCCAGTGGTAAGCTAGTTAAAGAATAGTCTAAATAGAAAAGGAGGGTTAGATGAAACTGGGAGTGTTTGACAGGCTGATATTGCTGAATATTCTGCCGAAAGAGGGCGATTTCACCACGCTCAAGATAATCCGCACTATGCGGGAGGATTTGAGCTTTAGTGAAGAGGAGCACAAAGCCCTTGAGTTTGTATTCAATGAGGGTAATGTGCAATGGAAGCGAGAAGCTGATGTCCAGAGAGACATAAACTTTGGAGAGAAGGCAACCGACATTATCGTTGAAGTGCTTAAAAAACTAAACAGCGATAAGAAGCTGACCGACCAGCATTACAGTTTATACGAGAAATTTATAGAAATTGAAGGGTAAACGCTAGGGAGAGCGCCTGTCTTTAATGACAGGTTAGGGAGGGCATGCAGGGTTCCCTCCTTTATCCCACATGCCCCCCCTAATTATCTAGCACAAGAATTGGGATTTTGTGATTTCGAGAAATCGTGCATCTTAACAAATTGGCAATTCATACAAAGGGTTTGGTAACCCATAGGTAGACCAATGCGTTTGAGCATTTTATAGAAGTTTGTGCCATGCAATTTGTGCTCTTTTCTATCTTGGTTGCCTGCATTGTTAATATGGTCAATCGTTAAACAAGCCAATCTATTCTCACCACATTGAACACAGGCACATTTACCATTCCCATAATGAGTTAGGACAAGAATTCTTACTCCATGCAAATAGCGACGAGTATAATCATATTTCTCTTTTTTGTGTGCCCAATACCATTCATCTTTCATAAGTCTATTATAACATAAAAATGATTACTGAGCAAACATCTTTGTTCAGTAGCCCCCTTCGGGGGAAGGAGATATATATGAGACAACCGACTCTTTACCATAAAACTTTGACCAGTGCAGACACGGAATATAGCCAAGAATTGCCTGCGAATACAACCAGTGTAGAGGTAAGACTTCAGGACAGCACAGCTTTCAGGTTGGCTTGGGTAACTGGCAAAGTGGCTACGCCTACTGCCCCTTATTTGACTGTACCTGCGGGTCATAAATACACCAGAGACGGGATGGATGGTGGATACACCTATACTGTGTATCTGGCTACTGATGGTACTTCAAAAACCGCTGAAATAGAAACCTGGAAGGATTAAGAATATGGGAATTGAATTAACTGGATTACGGGGTATTGGCAGTGGCGGTTATATCGAGGATGCCGGGGCTGCGGGAAGTGTAAATATAGATACTCATGTTGCTGACCTCGATGCCCATACCCTAAACGCATTTGAGCAGGCTTATATAGGCACAGGCTACTCTCCCTTCACTGGGGGTTCTTATGCAAGTGTACCCCTGACTGCCAATAGGCTGTATGCTGAAATCATATATGTAGCTAGAACAATGACCTTTAGTGATATATGGATAAATAGGACAACAGCAGGAGCAGGTGGCACTAAGGCTCGTCTCGGAGTCTACAATGCTAGTGTCACATTAACACCCAGCACTCTAAAAAAGGATTATGGTGAAGTAGATGTAGATGCTACTGGAGTGGTTGGTATTGCCTCTGACTTACAGCTAACTAAGGGTTACTATTTTAGATGTGTAGTTTCAGATGGCGCTCCTGTATTACGGGGGCAAAGCTTACACATGAGTCCGCTAGGTTACAATTTGTCAACCTTTAATAATGCCTATGGTGGTTTCTATGGTGCTCATACCTATGGTGCCCTACCTGCTACATTCCCAACACCGACTATTGATAATACTTTGCCTGTGGTTTTACTTGAAACCAAGACTCTGGATTAAGGAGATATAACAATGTCAGAAAAAAGAGTAGTAAGGATTTTATATGGTGAAGGTGGATATGACTCTACCAAGCCAAACAACAATATAATAAAACAAGAAACTGAGGTAGTATCTGATGAGCAACTTTACCAAGAGCAATTGGGTAAGGAGTTTAATGATTATCATATTCACGTTATCAATATGCTCAACAAGTGGGAACAGCAACAGTCGCAGCAAAAAGATGAACTGTTAAAAATGTTAGCCAAGCAAATGCTATGGAAAGACGGCTGGCTTAAATTTGGATTATTGGAAGAATAGTTACAGGTGCTTATGAATAATGGCTACCGGTGATGAGATTTTAGCTGCATTGAAGGCACACAGAGAACAGGAACCTTTTGAAAGGACGGACTGCCCTATTTGTGGTTGGCCTATTGAGAAACATCCTGATGGAACATTGCATTGTCTGTTCTGTGGATTTATTTATGGGGTCTCAAAGCGTTATGGTAGCCAGTATGTTGATTAACGATGGTGAGTTTCAAGTTTTCAATTCGATTATCGTCTCTAATACCATTTCGGTGATGCACAATTTCGAATGGCATCAAACAGCGATTGAGATACCTTGCCATGATTAATCTATGTTCTTTAATATAGCCATTTTGTTCTGCCATAGGATAAAAGAAATCATCTGGGGTAAGTTGAATCATCACATAGCCTTCAGATGTTAAAAATCTGCCTTGATATAAAAAAGGGTTGGGAAGCGCTTTTGCATCACAGCTTTTGCATCGACCATTATAATTTGGTCTTTTTAAACTATAATAATTAACCCAGCGCTCCTTTCCGCAATCAGGGCAAGCCAGATAAATATAACGACCCTTTGGGCTTCCAGTAGTAGGATTCCCATAGCGTATAGTATTTAGTTCGGTTTTCATATCTACATTATAACATAACAAAATTTACAATGCAATGGACTTGGGGGATTAAGAAATGAATCTATATGAAGATTTGGTGGCAATTAAAGATAGTCTTGGAATCACAGCGACAACTAATGATAACCGCTTGCTGGCGTTATTAGAAGCTGCCAGCAGAATTATTGACAACTACTGTGACAGACATTTTTATGTTGAAAGTGCGACACGCTATTTTGATGGTATTACCCCACTCCCAATTGACGACCTTTTATCTATTACCACATTAACAACAGACGAAGATGGCGATGCTACCTTTGAGAATACCTTTGCCACAACTGATTATATCTTATACCCCTTAAACGAGTATCCAAAAACAAAGATAGAACTTAGCATAGATTCTGATTATGGTGGTTTCGGGAGTAGTAAAAAGGGTTGTTCGATTGCTGGATTGTGGGGATATGGCGAATCGGCAACACCTTATACCGATAGTGGGGATGATGTGGCAGATAACCCCCTATCCAGTTCGGCAACCTCCGTAACTGTAACCGATGCCGATAATTTTTCACCTGGACAGACAATCCTTATTGAAAGCGAGCAGTGTTATATATCAGCTTACAATACAACAAGCAATATTTTAACAGTAACCAGGGGAGTGAACGGCACAACGGCTGCTTCTCATGTCGTAAACACAGATATTTATATCTACGATTACCCCGCTGATGTTGAGCAAGTCTGCTTGTCTTTAGCTGAAAAGATATTTGCTACCAGGGGTAAAGGGTTCAAGTCTGAAAGGTTAGGGGATTATTCGTATACCAAAGAAGAAGGTAAAATCCCCGAACCCGAAAAAGCATTATTACGGCAATACAGGAGATTGAAAGTATGATTTCAGCCTCACTTTATAATAATACTTTAACTTTACAGTCTAAGACCCTAACTGCCGATGGTATGGGGGGATGGACTGAAGCATGGGCTGATATGGGTTCGTTCAGGGGCAGAATCTCACCTCTCACAGCACAAGAGAGGCTTATGCAGGATAAAACCACAATGACCACCACGCATAGAATCTATTGTAACTCGATGGATGTTATGCCCAACGACAGGATTAAATGGGATACATACTACTTTGAAATCATAGGGGTAACCAATCCCTCTGAAGCATATTCACATCTTGAAATAGACGTAAGAGAAATAAATTATCCATAGGAGGTAAATTATGGCAGCTGGAGCATGGACTTTTACAAATGGGGGCAGGACTTCTTTACTTGACGGGACTTTTGATATTGATAGCGATACCTGGAAGATGGCGTTATTTTTGAGCACATCTGACTTGGGAGCAGCTTCTACAACTTTCGCCGGCGTGTCTAATGAACACGCTGCTGCAAATGGCTATACGGCTGGTGGCAATTCAATTGCCTTGACATTGGCTGGCACTACAACGGTAACAATAGATATTACTACCGACCCTGTGTGGACAGCATCAGGTGGGTCAATCGTGGCCAGGTTTGCAGCTATCTATGAAGTGGCCGGTAATATACTTTGTTATTGCTTGCTTGACTCAACGCCAGCCGATGTCACAGTTACGACAGGCAATACTTTAACTGTGGCTGCTCATGCAAGTGGCGTATTTACTTTAGCATAATGGGGTATAAAAAGTGATTGAGTTAAAAAACTCACGCACAACACCACTAGGCGGTGGTAAATACCAATTGGAGTGCTATGGCATCCCTGTCCAGATGAGGGAAAATGGTGGAGAATGGGTTGACATTGACCCTCATTTTGAGGTTATGCCTAATGGGAATCTCAGGATAGTTGGAACACCTTATAACGGGGAAATTGACCCTGCTCAAAAGTCTATATTCATACAGAGTAAACTAGATGGCAAGGCATTAAGTCTCAAACTGGACTCCATATTCGCTAATTTACTCCCACAAGCCAAAGTGCCTTTTCTTAATAATACACCTGTAGTCACAAAGAATAGCATAACTTGGACTGAGATTGTCAAAGGCGTAGATGTAGTTATTCATGCCCACAATTCAGGAGTCACCTTCAAGCGGATAGTCAAGACTCCTCAAGCAGCAAGAAGAGCCTCATTTATTGCAGATGGTGACTTGCCTATTGATTATCGAGCATATGACAAGTACGGTCAGCCTGTTGCGGTTCAAGTCACACGAGAAGGCAACATTCTAACTGAGGATTTTGAGGCTACAGATGACCAGTATCCTATAGAGATTGACCCTTCTCCATTGATAGTGCAACCGAGTGGGAAGGATACCCATCTTAATATTGGCAGTGTTAACTCTAATTATAGTGCAGATACCTTTATCCAAATTTATTCTCAATGGCCGAAAAGAGCCATTCTCGAATATGACATATCGGAAATACCAGGTGGAGCTACTTTAGATACAGCAACTCTAAATTTATATGATTATCTGCATTTTGGAAGTCCAGGAGGTTATGTTGTCTGGGCTTATAAACAAACCCATACAGATTGGGTAGAGGCTCAAGCCACCTGGAATATCTATAAAACAGGTTCAAGCTGGACAGCAGCAGGTGGCGATTATGTAACTACTAACCCTTCAGGTGGAAGCACTACTGTTCCTGCCTCAGCAGGAGCATGGATGAGCTGGAATGTTCTGGCGATTGTTCAAGATGCTTATGATTTAAGTATTGTTGCTGAGTTCTTAATAAAATATGAAAACGAGGAACTTACTGCAGCCACCACAAGATGGTATTCCAGACGCTACACTGATGACACCTCTTTATGTCCCAAATTAACGATTGAATATACTGAATTAGAACCTGTTGTAGTTACTCCTGGAGTTATTGCCCTAAATGATACCGAATATATACCAGTTCTCAAGTTTGGTATTATACCATCATTACTGGCTCTAACTGATACTGAATATGCGCCGATTCTCAAAGAAACTCTGACACCTACCACAAAAGCGTTGTCCCTTTCGCTTCTGAGTGCAGTGACAGGTTATGGGTTTATCCCGACCACATTAACATTAGCGGATACAGAGTATGCGCCTGTATTAAATACGGGAGTAATCCCTACAACACTGGCATTAAGCGATACCGAATATGTACCAATTCTTAATTTTGGAATCATACCTAGTACACTAGCTCTGAATGATACCGAATATATACCCAAACTTGAGCATGGGATTATTGCTGGGTTAGCTTCTCTTACTATCACGAAATATATTCCAATACTTAAAGAGACATTAACCCCCAGCACATTATCCTTATCAGACACCGAATACAATGCCGTTGTGGGATATGGTTTTGTCCCAGGGCTGGCATCATTAACAACTACTAAATATATTCCTGTATTAAAATTCAGTATTATCCCCAGTACGTTATCCTTAACTGATACTGAGTATATTCCGAATATTTACATAGGTACAATAGTTACTCCCAGTGTGTTATTGTTATCCGATACAGAATATATACCAACGATTGCTATAACCGCCCATGTAACAGTTACGCCCAGTACGCTATCACTACTAGATACCGAATACATTCCCCAATTACAATTTAGTATAATCCCCAGTACATTATCTTTATCGGATACAGAATATGCCCCAGTATTACAACACAGAATCATAGCAGGCTTGGCATCCCTTAGCACTACTGAGTATATACCCGTATTAAAATTCGGGATTATACCGAGCACATTATCCTTAACTGATACTGAATATGTTCCAATACTAAAATTCGGAATTATACCAGCAACCCTTTCTTTAGATATTACAGAATATATACCCATTGCCAGTGTTGGGATGTATATAATCCCAGGTAAACTAGGTCTCAGCACTTCGACTTTTATTCCCGTTTTAGATACAAAAATAACGCCTGAGATTCTAGAGCTTATCTTAATAAAATATATCCCTTCTCTTATAGAGGGGTCAGTTCTTACTCCGGCAACGCTTGCCCTCATATTAGCTTTATTGGTGCCTTCAATGATTACTAAAGACTCTATATTATCACTAAGCGGTAGGTATGGGGAACAACCTGTTGAAGATTGGGTTACTGGTATTTCAGCAGGTGGGAGGTATGGTTAATGGGAATTAAGGTTACTGTCGGGCAGAAATATGTCAGTTATAGGACACAAAGAGAAAGGGAACTGGTTAATAAATTAGACAGTAATATGGCTAAAGCCACGGCTATTGTTGAACGCCAGGCCAAAGAAGATTGCCCTGTAGATACTGGCAGATTAAGAAGTTCTATTACTGGAAAGCAGGAACGGGAAGGGGATAAAATAATCGGCATTGTGGGAACCAATGTTGAATATGCGCCCCATGTGGAATATGGCACAGCTAAAACGCCAGCTCAACCTTTTTTGTTTCCTGCTCTTGAGAAAAAGAAGAATGAAATTATGGAGTTATTGAAAAGTGCTTAATGCCTT